AAGCAGCAGCATTAGCACAAGCATCAATAAGTGCAGTCGGTGGTACAATAAATGCTTTTAAAACGGCAGCAGACAGTCCAATTACTACTGTATTTCCACCTTATCCTTTTATACAAGCAGGTATTGCAGCAGCAGCAGGAGCAGCAAATATTGCAAAAATAAAATCAGTAAAAGTAGGTAGTGTATCAAGTGGTAATATATCAGGAGGAAGCGTTGGTGGTGGTATATCCACACCAACAACACAAGCACCATCATTTAATATTGTAGGTTCTGATCCACAAACTCAACTTGCAGATGCGATAGGACAACAGGTACAAAAACCTGTAAAAGCATTTGTAGTTGCAGGAGATGTATCAACTGCACAAAGTTTAGACAGAAACATTATACAAGAAAGTTCATTGGGATAGACAAAAACACTTAATTATAACGATATATAATTATGAAGATAGTTGAATTGATCCTAGATGACAACGAAGATTTAACAGGTATCGAAGCAATAAGTATAGTAGAAAATCCTGCAATAGAGGAAGATTTTATTGCACTCAAAGGAGAGATACTGACACTCAAAGAAGTAGATAAAGAAAAGAAAATATTATTAGGTGCTTTACTTGTACCTAACAAACCTATCTATAGAAAAAATGGAGATGAAGAATACTATATTTATTTCTCAAGAGAAACTGTAAGAAAAGCATCACAAATATATTTACAAAAAGGCAACCAGAATAATTCTACACTAGAACACCAACATACAATCAAAGGTCTTTCACTAGTAGAAAGTTGGATTGTAGAGGATTCAAAAAAAGATAAGACTGCATTATATGGTCTTGAATATCCTGTAGGTACTTGGGTTGGTGCAGTAAAAGTAAACAACGATCAGATTTGGGAAGAATTTGTAAAGACAGGCAAAGTCAAAGGATTTAGTATAGAAGGTTACTTTGCAGACAAAGCAGAGAGACCAAAGGATCAAACAATAAAAGACCTAGCAAAGATTGAGGAAGAAGAAGCAGAAGAATTACTATCACAAGTAAAAGGAATTATTAGAAATGACAAAAGATACAAATCAGGAAAACGATTAATATTTGAAAGTTTTAGTGATTATCCAGATGCAGTAAAGAACAATGCAAAAAGAGGTATTGAATTAAACAAAAAAGTAAACAACAAATGTGCAACTGATGTTGGCAAAATAAGAGCGCAACAACTAGCACAAGGCAAAGCAATAAGCGAACAAACAGTAAGTCGTATGTATTCTTTCTTGTCAAGAGCTGAGGAATATTACAAACCAGAGGACAAAGAAGCTTGTGGTACAATATCATATTTATTGTGGGGTGGTCTTGCAGGTAAAAGATACGCAGAAAAAAAATTAAAAGAGTTAGGCAAACTTGATCTGTATAGTCAAAAGGTCAATGATGACTTTGCAATCATTATGGACAGACTTGCTTATTCATCTAAAGAGATGGCAGAAAAGATTGCTAAAGATATTGGTTGTGATGGTATACACGAACACGAGTTTGAAGATATGACTTGGTATATGCCTTGTGAACAACACGCACTTACAGAAGAAGAATTTAAAAAATACAAATGTCCTGAAGGATATAGAAAAGATTACCAGAAACACAAGTGCGTAAAGATGGCAGAGATAGGTCCTAGAGGTGGTATTAGGAAAAGTCCAAAAGCGCCAAAGTCAGGCACACCAAATCCAAGACCAAAAGGTCAAGGTACGGCAAAGGGAGATGCTTCTACAAGCAGAGGTGCAAAAGTAAGCAAGAAAGATGAGGCGACACTACAGAAAAAGTCTGATGATTTCAACAAAAGATACAAAGACAAACTAGGATATGGTGTAACAGTTGGACAATTAAAAGCAGTATTCCAAAGAGGTTTGGGTGCATTTAATGTATCACATAGTCCAAGAGTTAAAAGTGCTTCACAATGGTCTTTTGCAAGAGTAAATGCGTATTTATATTTAGTAAGAAACGGCAGACCACAAAATCCCAAATACACGGCAGATTTTGATCTGTTGCCAAAAGGACATCCAAAGAGTAAGAAAAAATGATGTTACCAAGTTACACAAGTCCGAAAGGTGGTAGGAGAGCTTGTCTTTGCAAAGATGGACTGACTTACAAAATAGAGTGTTGCACAGGAGAATTACACGCACAGGGCATTGGTGCGTTGAAAGGTGGTAGTAATGCCAGTATAAATGGTGTATCACGAACAGGATAAAAATGCAAAATAAATTTTAAAAACCGATATATAGTTATGAAAGCGACAGAAGTATTAAAACAAGTGAAAAACATTCTTGGAGTTGAGTTATCTGATATTCAATTAGCAGAACTCAAGTTAGAGAATGGAACTGTTTTGGAAGCAGAAGTTTTCGAATCAGGCAAAGAAGTTTTTATTAAAACGGAAGATGAAAAAGTTGCTCTACCTGTAGGAGAGTACGAACTTGAAGATGCTAGAGTTCTTGTTGTTGAGGAAGAAGGTATGATTAAAGAAATCAAAGCCCAAGAAGAAGAAGAAGAAAAGGAAGATGACAAAGAGGAAATGAGATATGTAACAAGAGAGGAATTTCGTAAGGAAATGGATGAACTAAAAGAAATGGTCGAAAAGATGATGAAGCCAGAAGATAAAGAAAAAGAAGAAATGTCATCCCAGATCCAAGAAGAAGTATCTTTAGCAGTAACGGAAGTTTTGAATAGTGAGGCAGAAGAAAAAGAGGCTCTTAAACAAGAGTTATCTCAACCTGCTGCCGAGCCACTCAAACACAGTCCTGAACAAGAAAAGTCTAGTAGAGGATTCAAGTTTGCACAAAACAGAAGAATGTCTACGTTGGACAGAGTAATGGAACAAATAACAAATAAATAAATATAAATAATTATGGCAGTTTTAACGCACGTAAATAACGATGTTGTAAGAATTAAAAATGATGTTGATTCAGTATCAGCAGCAGTTACTCTTACATCAGCAGATAGTGGTAAATGGTACGAACTTGCTGCATCAGCAGGAGTTACAGTAACATTACCAGCAGTAGAGTCTGGACTTAATTTTAGATTTGTTGTAGCAAACGCATTTGATACATCAAATTATATCATTGATAGTGCAGAAGGAGATAATATAGATGGAATTTTAGTAGTAAATGGTGCATCTGTAGCAGCTTCAGGAGAGGACCAAATTAACTTTGTAGCATCAGCAGAATCAGTAGGAGATTTTATCGACATCTGGTCTGATGGTAATAAGTGGTATGTTTGGGGTATCGGAAACAGCGCAGGTTCAATTACAGCTACTGATCCAAGTTAATAAATAAATAAATAAATAAAAGAGATATGGCTACTACAACAAGTATAACAACTTCATACGCAGGAGAGTTTGCAGGAGAATACATTGCTGCTGCTCTATTGAGTGGGGTTACATTATCACAGGGTGGTGTTAGTATAAAACCTAACATCAAATTCAAAGAGGTTATCAAAAAATTAGCATTAGATAGTATTCTAAAAGATGCTAGTTGTGATTTTGATCCAACTTCTAACGTAACATTAACAGAAAGAATCTTACAACCAGAGGAATTTCAAGTAAACCTACAACTTTGTAAAAAAGATTTTAGACAAGATTGGGAGAGTGCATCTATGGGCTTTAGTCAATATGATAACCTACCAAGAAGGTTTAGTGATTTCTTAATTGCACAAGTTGCAGCAAAAGTTGCAGAAAAAGTAGAACAAAACATTTGGCAAGGTGCTACTGCAAATAATGGTGAGTTTGATGGATTTCAAGCACTATTAGCAGCAGATAGCGATGTTGTTGATGTTTCTGGTACTACACTTTCAGCATCTAACATTATTGCAGAGCTAGGCAAAGTAGTTGATGCGATTCCAAGTGGAGTTTACAACAAAGAGGATTTAAAGATTTATATTCCTACAAGTGCAGCTAAGTTTTATATTCAAGCACAAGCAGCATTAGGTTATAGAGAATTATATCACGTTGGTAAAACAGATATGAACTTTCAAGGGATTCCATTATTTACCTCGCCTGGATTAGGTAATGACAAAATGGTCGCAGCAGAATCGTCAAACTTATTCTTCGGTACAGGTCTATTGAATGACTGGCAAGAAGTTAAGTTGATTGATATGGCAGACATTGATGGATCACAAAACGTAAGAGTTGTTTTGAGAGGAAGTGCAGGAGTACAACACGGCATCGGTTCTGATATTGTATTGTATTCTTAATATTGTTTAACATAAGAAAGGTAGGTGGGGTATATGCCTACTTACCTTTTTTTATAAAATTTTAAATTATGGCTTT